TTGAGATGCATGATAGAATGAAGGAGGCGATGCAACAGGTCAAGGATGTGAACTACCTTGTGTATCGTGCCATCACCATCCCCATGCAGGACTTAATTCTGGTGGAGTTTCTTGAAACTGTATCTAAACAATCGGCCTTTATCAAAGGTCAAGCGCCTTGGGTAATGCCAAACCAGTGGATGGTGGTAGAGATAGATGGAAAGAAAAGACGCAGGACCATAGCGTCCTTGAGAAGGGAGGCTGATTCTTGGAGAGTCTTGTCTGATGCGTCCACTGGTAAGAAGAAAGAAGACGCCATAAAGAAAGCAGGTGAACTTGAGAAGATAGTATTTGATTTCTACAAGAAGGCTGGCATATCTGAAGCCGCTTCTCCTGAAGTGATAGAGGCTGGTCTTGATGCGTACTACGCCAAAGAACTTAAGAAGCATGACCCGAACTTCAGCACCAAACAATACAAACAGATTCCAGACCAACAAAGATTCGGAGCCATGGCTGGCCTCTGGGTAAGGAAGGAAATCTATGATGATGTAAGGGGTAACGCCTCTCAGTTCTTTGGAGAGGAAGGTATCATGGGTAAAATCTTTAGCCCCCATGGTCGCCATGCAGAGTGGGTAGGTATATTCAAGACTGTTAAGGTTCCTCTTAACCCGCCCAGTGTGGTGCGAAATGCTTTCTCCAATACCCTGTTGTTACAGTTGAGTGGTCTTCCATTCCATAAACAGCCTGAGTATTTGGGGATGGCAATCAGGATGTACAGAAAACAAAAGGGTGACTACAAAACCTACGCCGTCAAGGTGGATAAGAGAAATGAAGATGGTCGCCTTGTAGCTGACGTACAAGCAGATAAAAAGTTTGTTGACACAAAGGAAAAACTAAATACTAAAAGGAAAGAGGACAGGGAAGGGAAAACACCAGAGGAGAAGAAGGCAATAGACAAAGCTTATCGCCAAGCTGTAGCGGAAGCTGACGTTGTAAGACGTAATGCCCCACGACAAACCGAAACCAAGATGATGAATGGCTTTGAGATTGCCAAGCATTACGGTGTAGGTATGACGACGATGAGAGCGGCTGAACTTAACGCCCTTGAAGCTGTCATCAAGTCAATGGAGAAGGATGGTGTACACGGTTCCATGTTCAAGGCTAAACAGGCATGGGCTAAGTTAGCAGATGCTGGCGGTAACATGTACCAAATGCTGGAGATGGTAGGTAAGGTAGCCATGATCCAGTACAAGTTGGACAACAGCCAAGCTGAACTGGAAGCCATCAGGAAGGAAAACGTAGGGCCAGATGGCACACCAATTGACTTAGCTTATGCTGCTGTCATGGAAGCCAACGATGCACTGTTTGATTACAGTGAGGTATCTTCTGCTGTACGTGGAATTCGCTCATCTTTCTTTGGCGCACCCTTCATCACCTTCCAAGTCAAGGTTGTTCCGAAGATGATAAAGACAATGGCTCGTTACCCGATGAGGTTCCTGCCTTACGTAGGATTCTACATGGCGGCACAAGCAGCCTTTGGTAGCATCCCGTTTAAGGATGACGAGTGGGATAAGTTCCGTGAACTCATGCCTGAGTGGATAAGAGAGACTGGACATGGAATGTTATGGCCCTTCAAGGATAGCGAAGGAAGGGTTCGAGCATTCGATGCATCATGGATGGTCCCATGGGGTGGATTGACTAACGCAATAGGAGACATGGCGCGAGGCAACCCAGTCCAAGGGTTACAATCGGTAGGTCTTATCCCCCCCGGCTTCCAGTGGGGCAGTGCAATTCTTACTAACGAAGATCATTTCACCAAACGAGCCGTCTATGATGAGAAGGGTTCATCGGCTGACAAAGGGTTCGACATTCTAAGTTACGCATGGGCGCAAGCTATGCCCCCGTGGTTGAGTGACAGAGGATTCATTGGTGGTTCCTCTTTGATAGAGGCGGCGGCAAGACTAGACCCCAGCCTAGTACAAGGCAGGATAATAGATGCAATGGCAGGAAGAACTAACCGATATGGAGAGCCAAAGAGGGATGAGGTTACAGCCATCCTTTACATGATGGGCTTAAACCTATACCCCATTTCTAAAAATGAGCGCTCCATGAGGCTGAAGAGATACGCTACTGAGCAGAGGGACCTGCGTGGTGATATCACTAAGACCAGACAGGACAGGAGTCTATCTAAGTCACAGAAGAGCAGACGGATTGAAGAGTTTCGTAAGCGTATAGACGAGGCTAGAGAAGCGAGGAAAGATTTCGTCGCCGTTACCTCATGAGGCTCTGTGTCATAGAATGGTTAGACATCTATGCCACTTGCGGATGGGAAAAAATAGACGAGGTAGAGCCTCAACGGTTATGGACCGTGGGATACCTCGTCCACCAAGACAAAAAGGTAGTCAAGATAGCGACTACCAAGGACGAGAAGGGTGAATGGTACGGCTTCCACGCCTTCCCCTCTGGTTGTGTGGTGTCTATTAAGGACGCTATAGATAATCCCGAAGCAACTTCCGTTGAGTAATTGCTACGATCTCATCGTAGTACCCTTCACCATCTAATTCCTTCAGCATAATCACCCCTCTCCACCACTGGTGCTCAGTATCACGGCACCAGTTTTCGGTGTAGTCTGGGTGGCTGAAGCATCCGGCACTCAGGCCAAATATTTTCTGCCCGTCAGGGCGCGTCTGTTCGGCGTGGTTGTACAGATGGGTGTGACCCTGAACCGCGCTACAATGTAGCTTAGAAACGAGCGTGTGTCCCAAGTGAACGCTACTGATGGGCCTTCCTGATATGCCTGTAGTGAAGTAGTGGCTGAAGGTTATACCAAACAGGGTGAGGGTACTCTTGAAGTCGATAACCTTCCATCCAAACTTCTTATACTGAAGGTCACCTATTGATATGGCTCCGTCTAATTCGGGAGCGGAGTTAGTTGCTCTGGTGATACGGTCCTCGTGATTACCAAGGCACATGTACAGCTTGGGCTTGTATTGTTTCTCCTTGTTCTTTCTTTTCTGCTCATTAAACTCACGCAAAGGCGCAAAGAATTTCTCTTGTGCATCAATGGCGCTGTTGATATCCTTCTTATAGCGCCTCCCCTCGAACCCCCTCGTGCCCTTGTCGTAAGAAGATAGTGACGGCAGGTCGGCCCAATCACCCAAGCAGACCACGTGCTCTGGGCGCTCCCTCATTAAGTACCGACCTACCGCCGTAAACCTTTCGCTGTCATAGCCCGGTGCAGCATGGGCATCAGGGATAATAAGTAAATTCATATTGCTCTATCCGGAACTTGGCTGAAGCTATTAAAGTCTTTTATCCATTCATTCCTTCTCATTCCTTCCCACTTCCTGTACTTCTCACAGGTAAATCCCTCTTGGCATACCTTCTCAAAGTAACAGTCTTTGCATGGTGCGTTTGCTCCCTGCTCTACCATTGCCTCGTAGTGTCTGTTAGAAGAAGTATCAAATTTTCTTACCCTGCTCATATCTCTCTCTTCTTAAGCCTGTCCATTTCTGCATCGAAGTCAGTCAGTGCGTCTGTGTACAGCACCCCTAGCTGTCCTATCCAATCTTTAAGAATATCGGCTTTCATCAAGGGAGATAACCTCTCAAATGTAGACCGTAATGTTATTTCCCCTTCACCGCTATCAAGGTCGGCTCTAAGTGTTACTAGTGCTGTCATATCTCACATACCTTTTTGATATCAAGCATCGGTCTTAATTTATCTTTAGAGATGTAATGGTTTATTATTCCATAACCAAAATCTTTACTGGGCGCTTTAGCTAATGTGTTTCCGTATTCCCAACCTATTAACGTAGCCCTTTCAGTAGAGTCATCGTATTGAGCCAACACATATATATCTACAAATTGTTTTCCAGTTTCATGGATTAAATTATACGCCCTTCTAGCAGTTTTAACATCTATAGTCATACCATTGGGGGTTGTAAAGTCTACTCCATGGTCACCTTCAGGTCGCTCTGATAGGTCTGCTTTTAGGTCGGCAAATTCTCCAAAGGATATCTCCCCAGAGAGGCCAACCAATTCATAGTCTTTGGACAAGGGTCTAGAACTAGCATGATTTTTATGTATGTCATGCCTTCTTTTTGCAATAGCCCTAATGCTCATATCTCACATGCTCCTGCCATGCAAGCAAACTCCTGACTGGCTGTGGTCTGATCATCCTCTTCCTTGACAGAGTTCCAATCTATCTCAGCGGGTAAGGTCTTGGCTAGTTTCCTGTATGTCTCAGGTGAGCAGTCCTCATAGGGTGCTAACTCATAGCTGTGATCATCATCTGCGTGTGGAAGGAAGCTAACACCAGACAGAATGTTAAAGTTCTTATACACCCATGCACCTACCTCTACCCACTCGTTCTCTCTGACAGAGACAGTGATGGAGGGCTTGTGCTCACACCAATTAAGGGCAAACCTTTTCCAGATATCCAGATGCTGAAGGGCGGTGATGTCATGACGAGTGATAGCATTCTTGGGAGACTTCATGCCAAACTCAAACACCCATGCTCCATCGTTGCGTGGATCAGCGTGATAAGGAACCCCGGCCTCTATCATAACGGTAGAGATGGGGTCCTTCTTATCGTTGCGAACTCTGCGAATGAACTGAGAATTGTGCCTTGGATGGATGCCGCTGGATGAATCTACCAACTGGCTCACCGTCCCTGACGGCTTAACACAGGTGACTGCGGCTGACTCAGGTATACCTAACAGCTTGGCGGCAGAGACATTCTCTTTTACTGCGTGATCTCTCAGCCCCTGAAGTTCCTTGTCGGTTGCCTTAAGGATAGCAGGGCAATCCATGATGCCAGTGAGAGACACACCTAACAGCCTCTCTTCCTCTGTGTTCCTCTTCCAAGGTGCAGACAGGTAACGGAAGTCTGTTAGCGTGGACTGTATAGTGCCAATCCATGTGGCTTGGGTAACCTTCTTACGAATGGTAGCCAACGTGTCATGAGGGCGGCACACTACCTCAGAGAGGTTGCAGAATTCACGTGGTCTAAGTACGATTTCGCTGCAAGGGTTTACCCCAAAATCATAGTGGTTATCTCTGCGCTCTGGGACCATGTCCTTTGCCGCTTGCCTGTTGAAGATACCACGCTCTCCACTATGGCTCTCATAGAGGGATGACCACTCTCTGAGGAAAGCACCGGTGTCAGGCATCTCAGTATAGGCCACGCTGTTATTAGCCAGCGATCTCTGACCATTCTCTAGGAACCACTGGCCTGACTTGGCATGACGCATACGGTCATCAGTTAGGTTGGATAAGGAGATGGTAGCGGAGCGCCTAACGCCACCGACTACCACCGCCTCACCCTCATAGCACACAAGGTCGTGACATTCTAGGCTGTTAAGTTTTCTACCCTTGGCGTGGGTGAATACTGAAACCATGTGTTTGAACAGCTTATCTAGTGGCTCACTGCCACTTGCGCGACCCCCGAATGTCTTAAGACGAGAGCCAGCCACTCTGATGCGAGACAAGTCCCACTTGGGCACTCGCCCACTATAGAGGAGACTGATCATCTCCCTGACGGCTGTTGCCCATCCAATCTTTGAGTCCCTTACAACGATGACGGTGTCCGTATCGTGGAACTCTTCTGCCACCTCTGGTAGCTGGTTGATGTACTGTCTCTCAACGCTGAACCCTACCCCTGTACCACACATGAGGATGTACATGACCTCATCAAATGCACGAGGTGAATCGATAGGTAGGTAGCTACAGTTGTAGCCAGCGCAAGCGTCACGCTCTAATGCTTTACCCGCTGTCATTAGACAGCGCATACTGGGCATGACATCCAGATCAAGGATGGCCCGTCCAAGTTCAGTGAGTTTTAGGTCGAGCCTGTCTTCAAAGAAACCAGTGAATCTCCTCACGGTTTCTCCCCAGTTCTCTCTCCTCTGTTGTTCTTCTAGGTAACGAGCATACCTAGTCTTGTGAATCCATTGTTGGTATACGTTCATAGTATGGGAGCGCCTTTAGTTATCTTAACTTCTAGTTCTTCAAACTGGTCCTTAAGGTTGGCCTCTTGAGCGTACTTTACATACTCGTCAAGGCCAACCCCAAAGAACTCCTCGAAAAATCCAGACCAGTCTTTGGTCTTATCCTTCAATCGTTTCCTGTAACAAACACGAGCCATAGAGTAGCGCAGGTGTTCGTATAGTGAGACTTTAGAAGGGGATATTTTCGCCATCAGACACAGATACAGATTCAGCGGCACCCTTTGATCCTAACATCTGCATAGAGTACCCGTTAATTTCAGTAACGTACTTCTTGTTACCATCCTTGTCATCGTAGCTACGGTTGGAGATTCTGCCCTCAACATAAAGCTGGCTCCCCTTACTCACGTACTCTTTGACCACATCTGCTGTCTTTCCGAAGAAGACAACACGATGCCAATCAGTGGTTTTCTTTTCACCATAGCCACTGTTAGTAGCCAGAGAGAAGGTTGCCACTGTATCACCGGACTTAGTTTCCCTGAACTCAGGGTCTTTGCCCACGTGTCCTACCAGTATCGCTTTGTTTACGCTTGCCATGAAGCATCATACCTCTTGGTTAATTTCCATAATTTTAAGGCTGTCGTGAACATATCTGTCAGCCTCTCTCTTTCTTCCCATTGGTGCTCAACAACGTAACCCGGCGAAGAAACTGATATGAAAAGGTTGAGTAGTTTTCTACCACCACCTAATCCATGATCGTAAGCGGCAAGCTGTACCCCATAGGAGTCATACAAATCCGGCTTCTTGCCACTGTCTAACTCTTTAGTCTTAAAGTCTA